AAATTTTAACTTAATTATTAGAGTTGGAGATATGACAATTTGTCATAGACAGTTTGACGCCAAACCATACCCTCCGAAGGTCAGATATACCGTAGACCTACGCCCAAAGTTAAAAGCTATAATGGCTGAGCTTACTGACATTTTTTCAGGTCAAAAATTTAATTATTTTTATCCTGAATTTATTAAAAACTAACACTATTTATCTTTACTAAAGGAGAAAAAAAACATATGGCGACTAGTAAAAATTTTGAGTATTTAGGTAACACTTTTCAATTACAACTTTTAAATCAAATTATTGTAGACAAAGACTTTTCACACTCAATTCTCGATGTTATCGAAAACAATTATTTTGAAAACAAGTATTTTAAAATAATAATTCAAATGGTTAAAGAGTATTATTTAAAATACGAACATACACCATCATTTGAAACATTGGAACAAATTACAAAATCAGAACTTCAACAAGAAATTGCATCTAAGATTGTTATGGATACTATCAAGAAAATTAAAGATGCGCCGATTGATGGAGTAGGATTTGTTCAAGAAAAGGCTTTAAAGTTCTGTAAACAACAAGAACTACAAAAGGTTATGGGGAAAGCACAAAAGATCATTGACGGGGGTGAGTTTGAAAACTACGACACCCTTGAAGAGATGGTGAAGACAGCCCTTCAGGTTGGAGCAAAAGATACATCAATGTTAGATGTATTCTCAAATCTTGAACAAGTTCTTGAGGACGATTACAGACACCCTATTCCAATAGGAATTCCAGGGATTGACAGATTGTTAAAGGGAGGTTTGGCAAAAGGAGAAATTGGTGTTATATTAGCACCTACAGGTGTTGGTAAATCTACTATTTTAACTAAAATGTCAAACCACGCTTTTAATCTTGGTTTTAACGTCTTACAAATCTTCTTCGAAGACAACCCAAAAGTAATACAAAGAAAACACTTCACATTGTGGACAAAAGTCCATCCTGACGATTTGTCAGAGAAAAAAGATGAGGTAATGAGAAAGGTTGCGGAGATTCAAGAGTCAATGCCAAATAAGTTGATTATGAAAAAACTACCATCTGATACTATGACGATGTTACAAATTAAGAGTCAAATTAGAAAGATGGTTTCTGACGGAATAAAGGTTGATATGGTTGTTTTAGACTATATTGATTGTGTAGTTCCTGACAAAAACTTAGGTGATGAATGGAAAAGTGAAGGATCAGTAATGAGAGCATTTGAGGCTATGTGTCACGAAATGAATCTTGTTGGTTGGACCGCAACACAAGGTAACCGAGCTTCAATATCATCCGAAGTGGTAACCACAGATCAAATGGGAGGATCAATTAAGAAAGCACAAGTGGGACATGTTATCATTTCTGTCGCTAAAACCTTACAACAAAAAGAAATGAAATTGGCGACAATAGCGATTACAAAATCAAGAATTGGAGACGATGGAGTTGTGTTTGAAAACTGTAAGTTTGATAACGCAATGATTGACATTGACACTGAAAGCTCAATGACCTTCCTTGGTATTGAGGAACAGAAAGAAGAAAGACAAAGACAAAGAGTTCGAGAGTTGTTAGAGAAAAGAAAACAAAAAGATTCTCAAACACAACCAAATAATTAAAAATTAAAATAAAATAAACATGGATATTTCGCAAAGAATATTGAGTAACATTACGGTGTATATGAAATACGCTAAATTTATCCCCGAAAAAAATAGAAGGGAAACATGGGAAGAATTGGTGACAAGAAACAAAGAAATGCACCAAAAGAAATACCCGCAGATTAAAGACGAGATTGAAGAGGTATACAAAATGGTATACGACAAAAAGATTCTCCCTTCAATGAGATCATTACAATTTGGTGGAAAACCAATCGAAATTTCGCCAAACAGAGTTTATAATTGCGCTTACATGCCAATTGACCATCCAGATGCGTTCTCTGAAACAATGTTCTTATTGTTAGGTGGGACAGGCGTTGGATTCTCAGTTCAAAAACACCACATTGATAAACTACCTGAAATTAAAAAACCAAACCCAACAAGAACAAGACGTTACCTTATCGGTGATAGTATTGAAGGGTGGGCAGATGCGATCAAGGTATTAATTGAATCTTATTTAGGGGTTAAATCATCAACACCTATTTTTGATTTCTCTGACATCCGTCACAAAGGAGCATTATTGGTTACTTCAGGTGGAAAAGCACCAGGACCTCAACCACTTAAAGATTGTGTTCACAACATTACTAAAGTGTTTGAAAACAAAAAAGACGGTGAAAGATTATCACCAATTGAAACTCACGATATTGTATGTCATATTGCTGATGCGGTATTGGCCGGTGGTATTAGAAGAGCGGCACTTATCTCATTATTTTCTGCTGATGACGAGGAAATGATTTCTTGTAAGTCAGGAAATTGGTGGGAACAAAACGCACAAAGAGGTAGAGCTAATAACTCAGCGGTTCTTCTTCGTCACAAAATTACTAAAGAATTCTTTATGGGTCTTTGGAAAAGAATTGAATTATCTGGAGCAGGAGAACCTGGCATCTATTTGTCAAACGACAAAGATTGGGGAACTAATCCATGTTGTGAGATTGCACTTAGACCTAACCAATTCTGTAATTTATGTGAGGTAAATGCTTCTGACATTGACTCACAAGAAGATTTTGAATCAAGAGTTAAAGGAGCGGCGTTCATCGGAACATTACAAGCAGGTTACACTGACTTCCATTACTTAAGAGACGTTTGGAAAAGAACAACTGAAAAAGACGCACTTATTGGTGTTGGAATGACAGGAATTGGTTCAGGTGTTGTTTTAGGTTATGATATGAAATCAGCGGCTGAAATGGTTAAACTTGAAAACGAAAGAGTTGCTAAACTTATTGGTATTAACAAATCGGCAAGATCAACAACCGTTAAACCATCAGGAACTTCATCATTGGTGTTAGGAACTTCTTCAGGTATCCACGCATGGCATAATGACTTCTACTTAAGAAGAATCCGTGTAGGTAAAAACGAAGCGATCTATTCTTATTTGGCTATCAATCACCCTGAATTAGTTGAAGACGAGTTTTTCCGTCCTCACGATACGGCGGTTATCTCAATCCCTCAAAAATCACCACAAGGATCAATCCTTAGACACGAATCAGTATTCCAAATGTTGGAACGTGTTAAGAAAGTATCACAAGAGTGGGTTAGAAATGGACATAGAACAGGTCAAAACACACATAATGTGTCCGCAACTGTTTCTATTAAAGAAGACGAGTGGGACTTGGTAGGTGATTGGATGTGGAATAATAGAAAGTTCTATAATGGATTATCTGTTCTTCCATACAACGGAGGAACCTACACCCAAGCACCATTCGAAGATTGCACAGAAGAGGACTTCAATAGATTAGTTAAATCATTAAATGATGTAGACTTAACAAAAGTTATTGAACTTCAAGATAATACAGATTTAAGAGGTGAAGCGGCTTGTGCAGGTGGAGCTTGTGAAATAGTATAAGAGTTATGACGGTAAGTGCATCAAACGATTGGATACAACAGTTATATGTTCAGGAGACAACTAAAAAATCTCCTGAACCTGACTTTTATAAAGATGATAACGGTAGAATTGTAATGACCGAATCTTATCATATTAAACGAGGATCATGTTGTGGATCAAAATGTAAACATTGTCCTTACGAACCACTTTACGAAAAAGGAAGTAAAACAATACAAAAATCACTACTTAGTTAGTGATTTTTTTTTGCTATCATATATTTATAAATAAAAACATTATGGCAAAAATTATAAAATTAACGGAAGGGGACCTTTCTCGTATTGTTAAGAGAGTTATTATTGAAGAAAAAAATTCTATAAATAATCAAAAATATTATAGTCAAAGAAATTTAAGAAGACTTGGAAAAACTCCAGTTGTTATGGTTGAAAGTATCGATGTGTATCGTGATTTACTTAGTGAAGGTGCGTTAGATACGGTTAAAGAAAAAATACAATCATTACTTGGTAAATCTAAAGAGTTTATATCTGATAAAGCAGATCAACTATCCGATAACATTGAAAACTTTTTTGGTAAATCTTTGAGTGAA